GATAATCGGCGGAATTTCAGCGCGGGCTTGAGAAAGCGCGTCGGCAAACTGGCGCATAGCGTTCTGCCCGTCGATGCGCTCTTTCATTGCAAGCATACGTTCCAGCTTGTCTAGGTCACTACCAGGGTCCATCGCAATGCGCTCGATTACACTCGCCATGTGGTCATGCTGCCCGATATTATCACTGGGCATATGCTGAACATTTGTCGTTATAGCGTTCATACCGCTTCCTCCTGTTTAATTGCTGCGTTGAGATCGTTAGAGATTTCGCTGGCTGAAACCGGGTCGTGCATACCAACCATCAGCATTTGGCATCTCCCATGCAGTCTGGGTGGATGGCCTGCGCTTCGATGAACTGCGATCCGGCTGTTGAATACGACGCGGCGAAAACAGCGATTGCGATAACGGTCAGGCCGATGATGCCAAGAAACACGTCGCGGATGTTCTGGCGGCGTATGGCGCGGGGGCTGCGTAGGTCTAACGGCATGTCACATTCTCCTCGTGGAACTCTGCGCTGTGTTCTGCGTCTCGGATGGCCTTGCGCTCTATCCGGTCGAACTCGAATTTCAGGTCGTTCATGTATTGGGCCTCGGCCTTGATGCTGCGAAAATACGCGATGATGCGGCGGATCATGTCGCCACCCTCACGCGGCCATCGCCGTCACAGCGGGGGCACCAGTCGGTAACAAAGCGTCCTGTGGTTTCATCCCTCACGCGAACGCCGCGATTGCCTGCATCACATTCATTGCATTGCACATAGCCAGCCGGTATCGCGGGCTTAGGCAGCGGCTCGGTGTATTCGTAGCAATCCCAGCAGATCGTCCCTCCGAAGCGCTCAGCGTATTCCGCAGCATCCGGCGCGTTAGGGTGGCCTGCGACTGCCATCTGATTGCGGTACAGGTCGTCGCGGCGGCAGGAGGGGCAGTAGCACTCGCCGTCCATTGGGATAAGGCGACGCCCGACAAGCGCGGCGTGTATGGGGGTGTAGAGGGTCATGACCGATACCCCGCAAAATCCTCAAAGTGCTTTTCGTACTCACGCTCCAAGAGACGAAAGACTTCTGCGTGTTCACCGCCTCGCAGGTAGTCCCTGACGATGGGCCAAATGTGTTCACTCGCATAAAGTGACGTTCCATCGTGCCAGCACTGACCGCCGGTCACATGGCAGTTGATATGGTGCGGCGCTTGGTTGCCGCCCGACGGGTCGAAGCAGTGGTGGAACTCAAGCCCACATGAAGGCTCGTATTCATCGTTGCGGGACAGCGAGGCATGAAAGTAGATGCCGCCGATTGGCCCACGCAACTCCCAGCTATGCCGGACCGAAGTGAACGGTTTCGTCCATGTGTATTTATGGCCTGCGAAACGGCTCACGACGCACCGCCGATCATGACAACCACCGCAGCCGAACCACCATGCGGGGGCGTCCAGTCTTTCGCGTGAATTACGGGCAGTGAAATGTCGCTGAAAAAACGCGCCTCAGCGGCTTCGCGGTAATTGCGCTTGGCTTTACGCGCCTCGTTGATTGCCAGCCAACGCGCTGTTTGCGCAGCCGCTACGGCGTTGCCTTTCACGATGGCGTTGTGCAGGGCTATGATGTGCTGGGTCATTGGTTCATCCTCTCGGTTAAGCAGCTTCTGAGATTAGGCGTAGAAGCGTATCGCGCTGACGAATACGGGCGGCGGCATCGGCGGCACGGGCGGCACGGGCGGCACAGGCGGCGGCATGATGGGCGGCATAGGCGGCGGCATCGGCGGCGGCATAGGCGGCGGCATAGGCGGCGGCACGGGCGGCATAGGCGGCGGCACGGGCGGCATAGGCGGCGGCACGGGCGGCGGCAAGGGCTAACTCTTGCGGCCACTCCTTGCCTGATGATAATAAATCCATGCCTGCAATTACTGGATCAATCACTGACTGAATTTCAGCGCTGACCTTTGGAAGCGCCCGCAGTTCGGCGGCTAGGAATTTCCAGTGAACCAGAGATAGGTCTTTACCGTCACGCTCCACGGCGTGTGGCAGGGCGGCAAAGAACTTGCGGCCTTCGTCATCAGGCAGTGCCTCGAATATACTCTCTGCAATACGCAAGACTGGCTCTGGTAAGCCGAACCGCTCAAATGCCGGGGCGGGGTCGTCGGAGTGCGTCAGGCATCCGATAAAGCAGCCTTTGCCATCTTTCCAATAGTGACCTCTGATAAGAGCGTCTGCCTCAAGGTGCGCTTTGACCTCTGCGTCAAGTAAGGCGTGGTTGCGGGTTAGGGTCATTGGGTTCATCCTCAGTTGGTGTGAGGATTAACCTAATGGACGTTTCTTCCATCGTCAAGATACAAAATGGATAAAACTTCCATACCAACATAATGCCAACAATCCTTTTTTGTGCTATTGAAGTATCTTCCATGCTTGACCTATGGACGATTCTTCCATTATACAATGGTATGGCAAAAAATAATCAAATCAGCGAAATGATCGCAGAGTTTGGCAGTCGCAGCGAATTTGCTGCCGCTGTCGGCGCAGAGTTGGCGACTGTCCACAAATGGGCGCAGTCTGGACGCATTCCCGCACGCTGGCAGAAAGCCGCTGTTGATGCAGCAAGGTCGAAAGGCCTGAATAGCTTCAATGGCGATTGGATGATTGCCGTGCATAGCGAAGCGCAGAGTGGTGGTGCAGCATGACCGTTCAAGCATATCGAGAGTTCATTGCATCCCGCGCCGTTCAAAAAACGGTTCAAGGCATGACAAGCCTTAACACGTCAGACTTGGTTAAGGCGCATCAAAAGGTTGCCATTGAACACAGCCTAAACTTGGGCAAGGCCGCAATGTTCCTAGATACGGGATTGGGCAAGTCCCTTTGCGAGTTGGAATTTGCGCGGCAGGTATCAGAGGAAACGGGCAAGCCCGTTTTGATCCTGACCCCTTTAGCTGTTGCTGGCCAAATGGTCCGTGAGGCACAGAAGTTCAACATCGACGCGCGGCAGATTAAAGAGCAATCCGAAGTTGGCAACGGCATCATGGTCGCAAACTATGAGCGGTTGCCAAAACTTGATCCTGATTGTTTTGGCGGGATCGTTCTGGACGAAAGCAGCATCCTAAAATCATTCTCGGGCCGGACTCGCAACACCTTGATGGATGCGTTCAAGGATACGCCTTTCAAGTTGGCAGCAACGGCGACACCAAGCCCAAACGATCACACCGAACTAGGCAACCACGCAGAGTTTCTGGGCGTCATGCGTCAACAGGAAATGCTTTCGCAGTGGTTTATCAATGACACATCCACCGCATCGCAAGACTGGCGCTTGAAGGGCCACGCAGTCGAGGCGTTCTGGTCTTGGGTAGCAAGTTGGTCACGTTGTGCCACGCTACCAAGCAACCTTGGCGGCGATGATACGGGATATGTATTGCCGGACGTTATGCGCAACATGCACCAGGTCGAGGCCGATAGGTCGCAGGATATCGAGCAAGGCATGTTGTTCCGCATCCCTGAATTGTCGGCAACGTCATTTCACAAGGAAAAGAAGCTGACAATGCAGGCGCGTTGTGAACGTGCGGCAGAGTTAGCCAACCATGGCGAGCCTGTAACGGTTTGGTGTGAGACCAACGATGAAAGTGCACTGCTTACCAAGCTGATCGACGGGGCTGTTGAAGTGCGCGGCGATCAAACGGCAGACGAGAAAGAGAGCCGTTTGCTTGGCTTTGCGGATGGCGAGTTCCGCGCAATCGTAACCAAGCCAAAGCTGGCCGGGTTTGGCGTCAACTGGCAGCATTGTTCACACGCTGTTTTTGCGTCGATCAGCTTTAGCTACGAGCAACACTATCAGGCTGTGCGTCGGTCGCATCGCTTTGGGCAAACCAAGCAAGTCGTGAACGATATCATCATTGCCGACACTGAGGCGTCAATCTGGCGCGCGGTGCATGGCAAGGCTGAAAAACATCAAGAAATGAAACGCAGAATGGCTGAGGCGATGGCTTCCGCTCAAAATCAAGCGTCGGTGCGCGTTGCATACGACCGACCGCTTGATCTGGCGTTTCCAAACTGGCTCGAAACAAAGGGAGCATGACATGAAAAAAGCAGAATATCAAGGTGAAGGTTGGGCGCTACACAATAGCGATTGCATTGAAGGCATGTACGCCATGCCAGAAAGCAGCGTTGACTGCGCTATCTTCTCGCCGCCGTTCGGTGATCTGTTCGTTTACTCTGATAGTGAGCGCGACTTGGGCAACGCTGGCACAGGTGCCGCGTTTATGGCGCAATACAAGTTCTTTGCTGAGGCGTTGACCCGCGTCATGCGCCCCGGTCGCATCATTTGCGTTCACTGCACAGACCTACCCATGCGTAAGGGTAAGGATGGGGCCATTGGCCTAAAGGATTTCTCTGGCGAATTGATCCAGGCACATACAGATGCGGGGCTGGTTTACCATGGCCGTGCGACGATCTGGAAAGACCCTGTAGTCGAGATGCAGCGCACCAAGGCGCTCGGCTTGCTGTATAAAACAATCCGCAAAGACAGCGCTATGAACCGCGTCGGGATGCCCGATTATATGCTGTTTTTCCGCAAGGATGCGCCAAACGATCAACCAATCCAGCACTGCGCTCCCGGCGATATCAAAGAGGCAACCAAGATTGCCCGATCATGGCTGGAAGATTTGCGCCGGAATAACCTTTGCGCTGAAATTCCAGACGATGATCTGTTGGCAAAGCTGGTCGAAGAAGCGCAGTTCGATGTTTACGAATGGCAACATCTGGCAAGTCCTGTGTGGATGGATATCAAGCAGGGCAACGTCTTACGCAGCATCAAGGCCGTGAACGACGAAAAGCACGTTTGCCCATTGCAGCTTGACGCAATCCGCAAGTGCCTTCGCCTCTATACCAAGCCCGGCGATGTAGTCATGGACCCATTCAACGGGATCGGATCGACGGGGTACGAGG